ATAAGAAGCATGTACAATGTATGAATTTTTATTATATATAGATCACGGATACCGGTCAACGGACAGTAAAAAATGGTCTTTTGCGCACCCAAATCAAGTATTTAATTTTGATGAATTACATCTCAGATGTGGTATGAGAGATGAAAAAGGACCATGGCAAGAGGTATTCAAAAGAAAATTCAAAGACAAAGATAAATTATATTTTAATAAACTTATGAAAGCTGGTGTAGATTTAAACTTACCACCTAAAATTATTATAGATACAATACACCAAGTCAAAGGAGGTGAGGCTGAAAATGTTGTGCTTGCAAGCAAATGTAATTTTCCATCACACTTTGATAAAAAAAATTTAGCTGACAAAGTTAAAGAGCTTAGAGTTTGGTACACAGGAGTTACAAGATCTAAGAACACCCTGCATTTATTGGGTACATACCATCAATACAACTTTCCATTAGGAAAATATTATAAACTATACGAGGCTAACTATGACAAATAAAAATATATTTGATGAAGCATTTCCACAAGACAAGCAAATAGGGGGATCTCATTATAAATCGTTTCACATTCAACCCTATGAATTTATTTCAAAAAATAATTTATCTTTTTTTCAAGGCAACGTTGTGAAATATGTTTGTAGGTATTTAAATAAAAATGGAATCGAAGATCTAGATAAAATAATTCATTATTGTCAATTAGAAAAACTAAAACTACAGGATGAAAAGAAAAAAAAATAATGATTATAGCTGGTATAGGAATGGGCCATTTAGCTTCAGTAACTCTGATGCAATATGGTAAAATAATTTATTACAACGAAGAAAGAAAACTATCTAGAGTGAAAGACATAGGTGGCATTCCCTACAGATGTTTGGATCAAATAAAACAATTAGGATACAAAATTGATCTAGCATATTCTACTTCATATAATCTTGAGATAATAGAAACAAATAACTTAGTAAATTATTTACATTTTATTAAACTTTACAACAAAGATCTTATTACTTTAGACCAACCACACCATGTATCACATGCCATAAAAGCTTTTATTGATTCAGGTTTTGATGAGGCAAGAGTTTTTGTAGTAGATGGAAGAGGAAGCTATTGGCCTGGTGTAGGTAATGAAGTTTGTTCTATATATGACATAAGTAAAAAAGACTTGGTCTGTGTGTTTAAACAAATTTACAAATACAATTGGTCAAACCAAGTACCTAAAGATGGTATTGGTATTACAAAAGATACTGTTTTTAATGTTTCTGACAAAGTCCACCTAGGTGAGTTCTATGCAAAGATATCTGAGAAGTTTGGATATAAAAAACAAGAGGGTAAATTTATGGGGTATCAATCTGCAGGTAACATAGATTATGCTTTACTTGAAAGTATTTCAAACTCTTTAACATATGAAAAAATAAGAGAGTTGCCTGTATCTCAAGACGCTGCAAGAACATATCAAGCATTCTTTGAAAGAGAAATTAAAAATTTAGTTTTAAAAAATAAAAAACCAAACATGGTATTTACCGGTGGATCATTCTTAAACGTTATAAGTAATTATAAACTTCAAAGAACATTTAAAGATTGTAAACTTTACTTTGAGCCTTTATGTGGTGATGAAGGTAATTCAATTGGTGTTGCATATCTAGCTCACCTGAGAGAGAAGTTTCCCATTGAGAGACTAAAAAATATTTACATTGGTCAAACAATTAAAACAAACTTAGAGCTGCTGCGAGATGAAAGATTCATAGAAAGATCTATAGAACACATCGTTCACCTATTGCATAATGGACATGTAGTTGGGTTAGTGCAAGGGAAAGCAGAAGCAGGACCACGAGCACTGGGCAACAGGAGTTTATTATTAGATCCAACCTTACCTAATGCCAAAGATAAAATGAACGAAATAAAAAAACGTGAAAAGTTTAGACCCTTTGCAGTATCTGTGTTGCAATCTAAATATAATGAATATTTTGAAGGACTTAGAGAATCACCTACAATGATGTATGCACCTAGAGCAAAAAATTTATTGAAAAAAATAGCACCTTCAGTTGTTCATGTTGATGATACTTGCAGAGTGCAAACTGTAAATGAAAAAGATAATTTATTTTTACATGAATTATTAAAACGATTTAAAGTGCCACTATTGATGAACACATCATTCAATCTTGCAGGTTTTCCTATCGATGAAACGTTTGAAGATATTTTGTTTACATTTAGGAATTCTAAGTTAAATTACATTTACTTTGCAGATGAACAAAAACTCTTAATTAAAAATGACACATCAGCTTAATTTTATTTATAACGACAGTGATTGGATAGCTCCTGCTGAATATCCTGATTTATCTCAAGCAACAGAAATAGCAATTGACCTAGAGACTAAAGATCCAAACATCAAAACAAAAGGCTCTGGTTGGGCAACGTTTGATGGACACATCGTGGGTTTTGCAGTAGCAGCTCTTGGACAGCAATGGTATTTTCCTATTGCTCATGACGCAGGTGGTAATATGGATTTATCTATGACTACGGCCTGGATGCAAGACGTTTTAAAAACACCTGCAACTAAAATATTTCATAATGCAAGTTACGATGTTGGTTGGTTATTGGTAAATGGTTTTGAAATTAGAGGTAAGATAGTTGATACCATGATTGCAGCTGCATTAATTAATGAAAATAGATTTAGTTTTAGTTTAAATGCTTGTGCTAAAGATTATCTTGGAGAAATCAAGAACGAAACTTTTTTAAATGAGAAAGCAAAGGAGTGGGGTATTGATCCCAAAGCTGACCTTTGGAAGTTACCTGCAGGTTATGTAGGATTTTATGCTGAGCAAGACGCAGGTCTTACATTAAGATTATGGGAGAGATTTAAAACAGAGATAAATAAACAGAGTTTGCATGATGTTTGGGAGATGGAGATGGAGCTGTTGCCTATATTAATTGAAACAAGACGTATGGGTATAAGAGTTGATGAAGGAAAAGCTTCTGAACTTAAAAAAGAATTTGTAACTAAAGAAAAACAAGTATTAACTCAAATTAAAAAAGAAACTACTCTTGATGTAGATATATGGGCCGCAAGATCTGTTGCACAAATCTTTGACAGGATCGGTGTTGAGTACCCACGGACACCGAAAACCGGAGACCCTAGCTTTACCCAAAACTGGTTAGTGAACTGTGATAACCCGATAGCGCAACTAATAAGAGAAGCAAGAGAAATAAATAAATTCCATTCAACATTTATAGACTCAATTCAACGTTATGTTCATAAAGGTAGAATACATTCTGAAATAAATCAACTAAGATCTGATCAAGGTGGTACAGTTTCAGGAAGACTATCTTACTCGAACCCAAACCTACAGCAGATACCTGCAAGAAATAAGGAGTTTGGTGACAAAATTAGAAGTTTGTTCCTACCTGAAGAAGGTAAACAATGGGGTAGCTTTGACTACTCACAACAAGAGCCTAGGCTTGTTGCTCACTACGCTGCATCTGTTAATGAACAATTCTCAGGTGCAGCAGAATTTATTGAAGCTTACAGAAATGAAGCTGCAGACTTTCATCAAATAGTTGCTGATATGGCTGGTATTACTAGAACTCAGGCAAAGACAATAAATCTTGGATTATTTTACGGTATGGGAAAAGCCAAATTAGGTAAGGAACTAGGTATTACTAAAGATAGAGCTGAAGACTTATTACGCAGATATGGGGAAAGAGTACCATTTGTTAAAGGATTGGCCAATGAGGTGTCTAGCTCTGCTTCTAAATATGGGTTTATTCGCACAATAAGGGGTCGTAAATGCCGATTTGACATGTGGGAGCCTGCTACCTTCGGAATGAACAAAGCCATGCAATATGAGGAGGCTAAGGCGATTTATGGTAATAACATCAGAAGAGCTTTTACATACAAAGCTTTAAACAGATTAATTCAAGGATCAGCAGCTGATCAGACTAAACAAGCTATGATTGATTGTTACAAAGCAGGTTTCAAACCACTCCTACAAATTCATGATGAATTATGTTTTTCAATTAATGAAGAAAATGATATAATTAAAGTAAAGGAGATAATGGAAAATGCAATCGAAAGCCTTAAAGTTCCTTCCAAAGTTGATATTGCCCTCGGACGATCCTGGGGAGAAGCTAAGGAATAGTAACCCCTGCACTGAGTGCAAGGGCACTAAAATTATTTTTCGTCCTGTTGTGAAGGTTCCTTGTCCTTCTTGTTGTCCAACTCCTGAAGTTCTTCGATCGTATGGTCTTTGAACCTTGGGTCATAATCATAAATTCTTATCTTATAACCTTTCTCTTTTAACTCTTTGAGTTGTTGTGGTGTCCATATCATATTGCTCTCTTATTTTTATTTATAAGCTATTATACCACGAGCGTTTTTTTGATTTTTTATTTTATTGAATAGTAGACGACCACCTACACCAGGGGTTTTATTCTGGCTGCGACACTGAATGCTTTCTGATGACTCTGTTGTTTTTATCTCTGTAACCATCATCCCACCGTAAATCTAACTTTAAAACTTTATCTTTTGCACCATGACAAATCGTAATTATGTGCCCATGTTTTGTATCACTAATCCAATATTTTTTATAATTTTTTATTTTGATTGTTTTCATTGAATAGCATTGTGTAGTTAACTCTTTTATTTAAATCACCTGCATGTGTATTAACGCCAACTGTTTTATGCAGCATTTTAGATTTAAAAAATATAGCTCTATTAAATTTGTATGGTATTTGAATAAATTCATTAGGATTTAATTTATAATACTCATCAGGTTCACCAAGATTGTGAGAACCATCATAAAATGTTTTTGAAAGTATTAAACCGTTTTTATCCTTATCAATAATTGAATCATCAGGTGTTACCCAAGCATTTAATGTAATATCTGCATCTGGATCAACGTGCATGCCTGTGCCAAGACCTTTGTTATTGTAAATGTTTGACCATGCTCTTATAAATTTAAATGGATATTTAGACTCAAGCTCAGCTGCCAAATCTTTTGTAAACGTGTCATCAAGGCCATAATTGTTGTTTTGGTAGTCTGCATAAATATCTTCATAATTTCTTTCAAGCTGCATACGTCTGCATAAAAAGAAACAAACATAGTCTTTGAAAAAGTTATCAATGATAACATAATTATATTTATCAAATGTTTCTTCGAATATAAGTGGATTGAACTGGTTGGTTAAAATCATTTTGTATTTTGTTCTTCACCATAGCAGCCAAGAACTAATGATAATCTTTTCTCTGGTATTTCATAAACACCATGTGGGACTTCAGGTTCAACGTAATGTACTTGTTGGTTATCAGACAAAATTTTTTCTTTACCAATAAGCCAATAAG